ATACACCACCAAATATAGACCCTGAAACAAGTCCGTTAAAAATATACGAACCTGTATCAACATATGATTCTGATTCGTCGATGTCTGCTGCGAGTTTGGTGTAGTCATCTCCAATCTCTTTTACAATATCTTTTAAAAAATCCATTAGAGTACAAATCCGAATTGTTCACGAGCGATCTTCTTGTATGGACCACCAGGGTTGGCATCACGAATCTCTTTAATCGTATTCAGTTTCTGATAAAGAGCAGCGTCACCACCAAGGCGGAGAGCACTTACAATCGTGGCCAATTCTTTATCGTTGATTGGTAGGTCCATTTATCCGAAGAAAAGTTCTAGGTTTACTGTTTTCTCAACATTCCATCCAATAGCGTCAAGAATTACCTTAACGGGATCAAGGAAGGCTTTGTTGAATTGTAGGTCATAGTCGATGTATTTGCCAAGTCCAAACTCGTATGGAAAGTCGGAGGCAAATGAAATCACATTCTCCCTGATGGGATTTGGTTTAGACAGGAGAATAAATTTAATCTTATCACCATTACTGATGTAAGAGTACTTGGATTCCAATTTCATTTCCTTCACCAAGTGATTATGTAGGAGACAACCACGAACGTGCATTGGACACCCTTTACTATAGATGGTTGAGTGGTTCTTATGTTTATTCACATCAGAAACACTACGAGGGAAAGCAATCTCTTCAGGTGACATCTTTTTGAACTTGGATCTACAGTCATCAATGTACTTGATAACATCCTCCTCAGTTCCACTCATCATCAACTTCAGAGCACCTTTAATCATATCCCTACAGGGTGCTGGTGTCGAAGACTTGACAGCTTCGATACCCATGATCTTCAGTTTCGGGTCCTCATACCTGACACCCTCACTGTCCCAAACATTGAGGATGTATCGTTTCTTTGCCGTCCAGATGCCACGATCAGCGATGTTCTCTCGCTTCATCTGCATCTTTTGGTCGTAAGCGTTTACATACGTCGCAAGGTCCTGGTAGCTCTTCTCGATAAACGGTTCCAGTTTGTCCTGGCAGATCTGGTCAATGATCCCCACAATCTCAGTCTTTTCGCGGCGCTTATTGCTAAAAAATTTATCAACAATAGGTCCGAAATTAAGATAGATTGAATCAGTGTCAGATGCAATGACATAGTCAACATCTTCTGTCTGTAACAAACTATTTAGGTAGCTGTTTACTTTATTCTCAATCCAACGGATAGAGACTTGACCAGAAAGCGTAATCGCTTCCGCATTGGCCAGTTTGTAGTAACGGAAATACTGATTACCGATTGCACCATAAGCAGAGTTGAGTGCAATCTTACGAGCCATCTGGAAATTGTTGAACTTCGCGACATCCTTCTCTGTCTGATCTCTCAACTTAATCAAATCACTGTTAGACAGTTTTGCAAACGGATTGTCAGAGGATACTGTTATTTCCTGTTCTGGACCTTCACCAGCTCCACCAATCAAATATCCCATTACTTGATACCTCGTCGTTTCATTTCAGCTTCGATGTCCACCAGTTGTTGTTTAGACTTCAACATCTTCTTCTTGAAGACCTTACGGTCAGCATACATCTTCTCCATCAATTCAGGAAGAAAACCCTTAGTATCTTTACGGAACATAGCTCCGTTAGCACAAACAGCATAGTCACTGTAAAGTTCAAAGTTGAGCTTCTCATCCAGAATCTTATCCACTGTGACACTAGGATGTTTCTCATCCATGAGTGTTTCAGGAGAGATATTATACTGCATCATCAGGTGAGGATACAGAGAGTTCAAGTCAAAGGACACCACATATTCATAGACACCTGGTTTAGGTTCCTTGACGTATGCTCCAGCAAACTTATCACTCTTCTCAGACCTGTTCTTGGGTGGAATGACAATGTTTCTCTTCTTGAGATAGTTGTAGATAATCGTGTCCCACATACGGACCTGAGCCATAGGGTCAATGAAGTTCACCTTTGCGTCAAATGCCATGGTAATGACCAACTCAATCAGTTTCATCTTGTCTTCCAAACGGTCAACAAGTTCCACGTCAACGATGTTGTAATCAATGAACTTCTTCCAGTTCCCCTTATAGAAATCCTTGAAGGTATCGAACTCACTGTGGTCCAGTTTCTTCTGTCCCAGTTCAACCTCACCAATAAAGTCCAGTCGATAGGATTCACGGTTCACATAGGTGAACTTCTTATAGAGTTCCAGATAGTCAAGTGTGGTGACACCAACGATTGAATAGACATTGTATTCACGACCAGAGATACCAATCATCTCATGGTCTACCATCTTCCATGGTGAGAGTTGTTTCATCTTCTTCTCACCCATGATACGAGACATTCGACCACAGAGATATGGAATATCGTACAGACGGACATTCCAACCAGTAATCACATCAGGGGTGTTCTGCTCCCACCAATACAAGAAAGCTTCAAGCATCGCAACCTCATCACTGTGATAGTGATAAGTTACATTCTTCTGTGTGGGAGTATAGGGGTGACGACCCCAGGTGGTAATCTGTTTGGTCGCATAGTCCTGAATCGAGATGGACAACATCTCTTCAGAACATGAGTCAGGACTAGGGAATCCCTCTTCAGACTGAACCTCAATATCCATCGTGACCAGTCCAACTTTGTTGATGTCGAACTTAATCTCTTCTTCGGGATACTTGTCAGAGATATACTGATACTGATACCTCTCGTTCCCGAAGACCTTGAATCCCTCTACACCATCATACTTTTTGATGAACTCTCTACAATCTCTTACCAAGCCAGGTTTAATAGGTTCAACATGTTCACCCTCAAGTGTTTTCCACTTGGTCTCTTTTCTTGATTTGACAAAGAGAGTAGGGTTATACTTTTCCTGAAACATCACCTTCCGTCCGTCTTCATATCCACGAACAAGAAAGTTGTTACCAATCATCTGGACGTTGGTATAAAACCTCACTTCAATAATTCCTCATACTTGATTTTCAATTTACTATTGGGGTCAGCAATAGTCAACAGTTTATCGGAACTAATCATAAAATCATTTTGATTAGTATACTCCAACATCCATGGGGACAGAGTCCCATCATCACAAATAACAAAGGGTTCAATCAGTTTACAATCTGGTTCTCCCAGTTCTGATGTTACCTCTTCAATCTGACTGATCAGAATCTGATTCGTCGTCAGATACAGAATCTTCACGTTGTTCATATTTCTTGATACCGTTTTCGTAAGTTTCCTTTAAATCATCAATTGGTTCCATGATGCTGATAACCCAATCAGCCACGACAGGAATAGTTGTATCCTTACTCAATGGCATCCAAGGTGTCAGTCTCAGTTTAAATGGTTCTTTAGTTGGACCAACAGATCCACTATCAGTACCAATCAATTTCGCAACACAAGGGTATTTAAGGAAGTATCCAACCACCTGATCATTTGCGACCATCTCCTCCATGTCAGAGATAACATCTTCACCAGACTTCAATAGTACAAGTTTAATTGTCATTTTCCAACTCCATAGTCAGGTGCTGCTTCAGCTTCAGCTTTACGAATATCTTCATGAAGACGTTTGGTTGCATGAAGTTTCTTCAATGCTTCAATAGTTTCAGGTGTCTCTTCCCACTCCCAAGTGTCACCTTTATCAGTTTTCTTTGATTTCTTAGACATAGGTAGTTTTCTATCGATTAAAGTATAGCATAAAAAAAGAGGGGTGTCAATGGATTTGGCCATTGAACCCCAGCGGCGACGATATGGATTATTTATCGGTCTCGTCTGAACCATACCAGAACTTCTTCTGGTGTTTCTCTGGGACAATCCTACCCAGGGTGACGGTGAGGAGACCATTCACAAATTCAACAGACTTGACCTCGGTATCGTCAGCGATGGTCCAAGCCCTTGTGAAAGACCTCTGTGCGAGTCCACGATGGACGTATGCGTCCTCTGGTGTGTCAGTGGACTTAGCTCCCTCAATGACCAGTTTACCACGTTCTGTGAAGACCTTCACATCGGTCTCGGCAAAACCAGCCAATGCAATCTCTAGTTTGAACTCATCTTCAGTTACAGCGACTAGATTGTATGGTGGGTAATTGTTTGTTTCATGGGTGAAGACACGATTGAAGTAGTCTTCCATTCCAATACTATTTCTTGCGATTCTATCAACCAGTTGGTCGATGTTGGCAACATTGTACCTTGCTAGTGTAGACATAGTTCTCCTTAGTAAGCGAGTATGTAAAGTAAAGACCCCGAAGGCATCTTTGGCGTAAAAGGGGGTTCCGTAGAACCCGAACCTCTTACATACTAATTATAACAGATACAAAAAAGAGGGGTGTAGTGAGAACTACACTCCCTCATACGGGTTTCCGACATTCGTAGAGTCTGCACGAAAGACTCAGACTTATTTAGATTCTTCTTCCTTACCCTTCTTACCAATATTATACTTTTGCTCTAATACCCAATCGTTCTTATCACGATAGGGAAGAACTTTGATTTGATTCAGTGGTGCAATATCAAGGATACTGTCTTCGCTAACAACTGAAACGAGTCCCCAATCAGAAAGCAACCGAGTAATACGATTCCTACGCTGAACATCATTAACAGTAAGATTAGCGTATTTGCCATCGAGAGCAAATAACTCCTTAAAGTGTACGATGTAGTATTTACCCTGCTTATGGAGAATATGGCAGGATTGGTAAAGTTTCTTTTCTTTACGGGACGCAACCCCAATCCTAGTAAGAGTCTCTCTCACTTTCAAGAAGTCATCAGGTTCGTTTAACTTGACCTCAATCATCTTATCTTGAGACCAAGAAACCTGAGGTTCAGTTGTTTGTGTCATTTTTTACCACCAGTGTCAAGTCGTTGTTTCATGTAGTTGATTTGTTCAGTAGATAAAATTTTCATGACTTGACGTGCCTTCTCATTACTATAACCATAGTATGATTTTACAATATCAAGGTCGGAATCCTGTCTCTTATA